AATAGGATTTGATTGTCTGTAGACCGACCAGTTAGGAATTCCCGATTCATTAATATATACTACCACTTGTCCGTCTATATCATCTGGACGATATGTTGGCGTGCCGATTATAACTTTATTTTCATTAAAATCTAAAACTTTACCATAATATGGTTGTGAACCATATATTTGATCTCTAGCATTACAACTTTGAGCATATGTATATGCCCCTATGTTGTTTAAGTTTTCTTCATAATTTGCTAGATAATCATACATGTAGACGGCGCCGGCGTTAGGATATGAATCTATAAATTGTGTAGCGTTATTGTCAAATACTAAATCATTGGCATAATCGTCATCATCGACAAAATCAAATGTTGTCTGTGCATATCTTGTGCCAGATGGCGCACTTATCACAACAGAGTTGCTTTCGTTAAATGCTATCGTTGTTCCAAATTGTGTTGGGCCGGTTAAATGAGGACACTGAATAACTTGTGTCTGAGTGAATAATGTTAATCCTAGTTCTGTTATTGTGTTTAAATCTGTGAAACTTAATACTAGTTTTTCATTGATAGGTGCTAAATCTTGATCGATAACAGAAATAATTAATTTACCGTTTGTTGATACTGCCTCGACGTTAGTAATTTTGGCCTGATTAATTGTTAATGCCGCTAAATCACTGTCGCCCGGTGGTATGGTTACAAGATAACCATTTATCAATAAATCTCTATTAGTGGTTACATTGACGTTTTCTGTACCTATCACAATACCAAAACGTGCACCTGCATTTGTAAATCTATAAACAGCACCTTCCTCATTCGTGCTGTTTAGAGCAAATGGAGCACCTACTAGTATTTCTGTGCCTGACTTATTTGTATCTAATCCAGTACCGAACATTACGCCGATTCTTGGATTTGTTTCTGTTGTTAATACTTGTGCTAGATTAAAATTACAACTATCAACTTCAATAATATCGCCTGCTTTTAATGTACCTGTGTAGATTAAAGATGTACCTACTATGCTATAATTCGTATTACTTACTATAGTACCATTGCGATAGATGATTGGATCTTCGCTGCCGCTAGGAGTAAATGCTAGTGTGAAAGTTGTTGGTGTGGCGCTTGAATTTTCTTGAACTTCAAAGTTCTGAATAATTCTATTATACACATATGCCTTGCCCCAGTTTTCAGTATTGATATCGTAGTCATATTCTGGCGCGCCTACTACAAGAACATCGCCGTAATAGTTAGTTGATAGTACAGAACCAAATTTGTCAGCAGTGATTTCTGGGCTTTCTAGTGTAGTTACAAATTCGTAATCCACGTTTGTTGCTGTGCCTGTGCCTAATCCACTACCTAATGCTACGAAATAAATTCCTACTTTATTTTCTACTGCTCCTACAGTCGTAAAATCAGTATCACCTAATTCTGTTATTTGATATGTTTTTAAAGCATCTAAATTAGTTGCAGAAACTAAGCTATTATTTCTACGATATACATGAACTTTGTTTCTTATGTTAAATGGATTTGTATCATAATCACCAACATATAACCAGTTAGCATCGCCTGACATTGCTAATCCAGTACCGAAATTAGTTGCGCCGATTGGTGCTATAATATTTGTATTTGTATTAAATGGTTCAATGTCGTCTGTGATCGTAGTATCATTTACATAATAAAAGTAAATTGTAGGATCTACTGTTGCTTGCGAGATAGCGTAGATATTCTGAGCGTATGCAATATTGGTACCAAAACTAATATCATTTGTGATTGTCTGATCTTGTTCATATACTTTGTTTAAAGCATCGTACTGAAATCTATAAACTTTGCCCGCGCCTGCGTCGCCGAACAAATAATCTCCCTTGCTTGTGTAAGCTACAGATGAGCCAAATGTTACACTGTTTTCTATAGTAAATTCTTGGTCGTATTGATAGTTAATGCCTTTTCTATATACGGCCCAACTGCCATCATTGTTTAAATCTACCCATGCTGTGTTTTTAACAAATTCTTTTGATAATAAATTTAAGTTTTGAATATCGCTAGGTTGATCTACTCGTTGTGTGCTAAAATTATATGCTATACCCTGTCCTGTAATGGTTCTGACACCATTACTTAAAATTAATGGAACAATGACTTGATATGGGTTTATGATCTGAGTAGCGACATAATATCCATTCACGCTATTATCAAAATTAATGATAGCAAAAATATCAAATTGATTAAGGTTGTGAGGTTTATCAAATATTATAGTAGTAGTACCGTTTAAATTTGCATTAGCCTCTATGACTTGTGCGATTACGTTAGGTGTCATCACTTGCCATTTTGCTAGATAATTTGCTAGCCAGACATAATCACCGATATAAAAATCATTGATAGGTACAATGATGCCATTTTGATTTACGCCTACAGCCAATTGCTCAAAGAAGTAAGCACTCATTTTTACATCATTGAAATTCACATATCCAGCATCAGGAAAAACAGTATTAGGTGTGTATTCGCTTATAGTCGGTAGCACAGACGAATCACTTACGGGTTGCCCGTAATTTGTTAAGCTATATAATGGTACTATTTGTTGCGCACCTTCTATATCTTGGCCTGTAGTGAGACCAACTATACCTGGATTTCCTGTCAATTCGTTTTGATTAAGTTTAAATTCTATGAAATTATTATTGAGTACGCCACCAAATGTACCAGACATAATAGCCCAGTTTTCATAGATGTTATAATCTATGCCGCCTTGTGGTAGATTAGCTCCTTTGAATACGCTTAATGCAGCGCGTGTGCCTTTCTCTTTGATAAAGTTTTTATACACATTAACTTGAGTAATATCTGTCAAGTCTGCGCTTGCCATATATGGTCTTGATCTGAAACCTATTAAACTAAATGACACTTGATCAGCATCATCCTCAAGATTTGCCTCATTACAATTATAATATAGAGAGCTTTCATAGCTTCTTGTGCTACTATTAGGTAATAATCCCTTTTGAATTTCATTATAATCAGTTTCTTTCCATTCAGTTTCTCTAAATTCTTTGCTTGGTTGAATGATAGCCAATGCAGTAAAATATTTGTTTTTGAATTTTACTATAGCGCCTTTGGTATACTTTGTGTTCTCGCGCCATTCTTCAATATTATCTTGATTATAGATAAATCCGCTAGCAAACATAGTACCATTCCATTCGGCACTCTTAGTTCCTTGCAAGGATATACGATTTTGTTTTAACCCTGAAACTAAGTTATAAATTACGTCTCCGAAAATAGTAATATTATCAAATACTATACCATGCTCAATATTGCTTAAATTAAACTGTCCATAAGCAACACTATCACCAGGATTTAAAGCTGAGACGCTAAACGCAGTTCCATCTCTTAATATTGCTAAATCTTTAGTTTCAATGGGATATAAATTTTGATTCAATACGAAATTTGTTTGTTGGAAAGTCAAAGGTTGTACTATTTGACTTTCTTTATCAATTACTAAAGTGTTCGCTGCAGGATTTAAAGTAACTATACTTCCTATACTCCAACCAACTTGTGTCCAATACAAGTATTCAGCTACCATTTGTTCCCAGTTAATTTCTATACCTGATTCTATTATTTCAAATTTAGCGCCGGCTGACTCCAAATAAGCACCGTAACTCATCAAGAATTGAGCAACTTCTTGCGCTGTGTAGAAAATTGTTCCGTATGGAACTAACTTAATGGTTGATTCATAATCATCCGAAACTTTAACTGATTGATCTTCGACAGTAATAGTTTTTGTATTTGAATTAATAATAGGAACTAAAGTTTTAAAGTAGTTTGTTGTTTGACTATTACCGAATACTTTATAGCCATTTTCAATTACCTGCACGATTACTGAACTATAAATTAGTTTATCGTACGGTTGATTTTCATATAGTAGTACTTGATAACTCTCGTCAGGAATCAACAATGATGAGTTTTTTGATCCTGGCGTACCTTTCTCAACAAAGAATTTTAGTAACGTTTTGTCGCTAAAGCCAGCAAGTCTATAAACTAATCTGACATCAAGATTAGTTAATAGTCTCTTGATATTTTCAGTAGCATTAACTCCTAGCTGTTTTTCGTAATCAACGATCCAATTAATATATGATGTTTTAGCTGTGCCATTGCCATATATGTCTATATCGGCAGGAACTAAGTGTGTTCTATCATTAATCAAGAACTGATTAAATTCTGCATTATACTTATAATTGTCAATATCTACGCCCAAGTTAAAGAAGTTTGCAGGTTTTAATAATGCTTGCAATCTCATCAAATCAAACGGCCAAGTAGAGCTACGGCGATAACTAAACTCTACAGGACCAACATCACCTATAGTCCAATCGCGCTGGAAAGTGTTGGGATTATAATTGCCAACTAGGGCAAATAATGGATTGATTAAATTACCCTGGTCGTCGACAGGTAGAATATTTAATAATCCTGGACGCTTATATATTTCTATCTCAACCGGGTTACCATTGTTATAGTCATATCCGTTTTCCATATCTTGCCATAAAATCAAGTTATCGCTTGTATATGGGGCAGGACCATATTGACTTTCCCACCAATCTGGTTTATTGGCATACCCTATCATTTCCCAAGGTGTTGAATTAGGTGTGCTAGTATCAAAGTAATAAAGATAGATACCGCGCCAGTTACCTTGTTGAATAAGAGATTTGTTTAATTTGTCTCTACTATTGGTATAATTATAGGTATATTCATTAGTAGACAAATACAATTGTGTTTTATAATCTAATCTATTTTGTCCTACCCAATCTAAAAATGTAGAACTGTAGATGTTTAACCACTCATCGTAATCAACTGTGTTGTCTCTAAAATATCCAGGTATAATATCGCCTGCTTGTATTGGGATAGTGTTACTTAATTTTAAGTTATTATAAACTCTAATTTCAAACTCTAGTAACACTTGATCTCTATAATCAATCAGTCCTAATACAGGATCGTAATTGCCATATAATTTTGTATATGAACCGTCATGTCCTAAAATAAAATAAGTTGGTTGATTATAAGAACTATCCAAAACAACACTAGGTATAGACGCTGGGTATAGTCCTAACTTAGTTGGAGTATTTGGAACATATGATCCATATGTCTGATTGTATTCTTTGATAACAATTTTATCGCCATTAATTAAATCTTTTGTTATTATTAATGAAGGAGTATCAGAGCTTATAGTATAATCTATATTTTTCACCAACTGTTTAGTGATTGTCGTCCCTTCAGCCGTAGTTTGCAAATATACCAATACACCGTCATAATTTGCCGTATCAAAATTATAAATTTTACTTAATGGGAAAGTGCTAGTATCGATATTATTAAAGAATGTATAAGTGTTTATGATGAAAGGTGCCTTGTTCGGTATCATATCTGACCAAAAGAAAGGCATCTCTTGGTTCTTGACGCTTGTGATCTGATCTAACGCTTCATCTAATAAGGCTGATGGGTTATATCTTTGTTGCCAATCAATTTTATTTGCTGTATCGATAAGCAAAGATTTAAACTTAACATATTCTCTACTATTAAACAATAAAGAATCAAATAGACTATGTTCTGCCTGACGCAAAAAAGATCCCGGTAATACCAAACTTGCGCTGTTTTGAATAATTCTATTGCCCCATGGAACGATATTACCTAAATCTCTGGTATTGTTAGCGCCAAACACTACCCCAGTGGTATCAGGGTTGTTATAAAAAATGCTTTGATAGTGACCGCGTATGTCACCGATATCAACAGTAGTGACATCACTATTGAAAGGATTATTGCTTAGATTGATTGGTATGCTATAATAGGCATTCTGGCTTGTTTGATTGCTTAGGATTGCTACCTGTATGACTGTTTCGAACAATCCAGGTATTTGAACTGTGATATTTGTAAAATCGCTTCCGTTCTCTACTGTATAATCAGTATTAACAGTCAGAATATTATTGTTGTTGTATACTTCTAGACTTGGCCAAATTGTTTCACTCACATTTAATTGAGCTACATCACAATTAACAGTATAGAAAATTGTATCGCCTTCAGCAAATTCTATTGAAGGATCCGGAACGTATGTAAATTCAAATATTTGATATTGTGTGCTGGGTGCCACTGCTGTCTGCCAACCAAGTAGTCTTTCAAACTCGGTTCTGCTTGTAACATTATATACATATCCAGTGCTAACTTTTTGTGTTTCTGTTACGTTTTGCTGTATGCCGGTTACATAATTAAATGTATCAGTGTTTAATGCAACTTCAAAAGTGATATCACCTACATTATTAAGTGAACTATAACTTATTGGAAAACCTAATACAGAGTCATTAGCGCCTGTACCTATTTTATATCTTAATAAATCACATCCGACAAAAGTTGTAGATTCATAAAAATCTTCATTGCCGAAACTTATACCATTCTTATCATATACATCAAATTTTGGGGGCTGGTTGATTGTAATTTTTTGTTGTGCTTGTATAAAATTTTCACCATCATAATAAAAACTCGTACCTTGATAATTTTGTCCGCGCAATACTGCAAATTGATCGTTTGCCAAAATCTCTCCGTCCAATGCTTCTGTTAATGTGATGATAGGATATAGCCCGCTCACTGTAGTGCTGTAGTTCGCTACATATATTTTGTTTTTGACTATAGGATTACTCTCATTTAAGAATACAATTCTTGCACCGGCAAATAATAATAAATCACTGTTATTTTTAGTATTAGCCACGAATGAGATGTCAGGAGGAGTAAATGCAGGCGGACTTATAAGACTTGCACTGCCTGGAATTATTGTTGGTAATGGATAGAATACTGTTACAGTATAAGTGCTTGTGCCCTCGATAGATAATATTCTTGTATTAGCAGGTAATTGACTTTGATAGCCTCTGATCTGATCGTTAATGTACATACCTACTGTTAAATTACCGACTACTGTGCTTGCAGGTATCGTAATCGTAGTTGCTGTTAAAGAAAGTGAAGAGCTGTTACCCTGAGTCGCAAAACCTGTACCAACTCCAGGAGCAGTTGCTATAAATGTTTCGCCTACATATGGGGTAGGTGATGCTCCTATATTTTCCCACAATGTAGTTCCTAACTGTGTAATTGTGTAAGGTATTCCTGCTATTATTTCGCTTGAATTTACTTCGCCGGTACTTTGTGCGGTGAACAATGTTTCAGCAGCCTGACCGCCACCAGAACCTACAATTTCACCGGAATATGCTGCTACAAAAATAGATCCTACATTATATGTGACACCTATAGTACCTGCTATAGCATTCCAATCAGTAGTACCTAATGATGTAATAACATATTCAATACCCGGTACAAATTCACCCTCAACAAAAACTTTGACGCCTAATGCTACCCAAGCAGGGGGTGCTGTCGTACCTATATCTAGAATTCTATATTGTTGTCCTATTAAAAATTGTCCTTGTGTAACAGTAGGGCTTGCAGCGATAGTTGCTGAAGTTGAATAATTTGTATAAGTCTCAACATCAGGATAAAATGCTGCTTGTCCTGCTACAGCAGAGAATGCGTCCGTTGTTCTTGTGTCTACAAAGTCTACACTTGCTTTCGCCACTGTACCGCTATTGAATAATTTTAAGTTAGGGTAAAATTCTAAAATAGGTCGTTTAGCTTTGTTTACAGAGTTTGCATAGGTTGTTAATATGCTAGGATCATCGTTATACTCTGATGTTGCTTTTATAACATCACTGTGGAACCAACGATTGCTACGTGACCAAGCATTTTTATTAATGCTATTTCTAGCGATAGTGATATAATCTGGATTTTCTGGTACAAACAATGAAGCATCAAAATTTCCGATATCAAAATTTGTGGTATCATATGGTAATGATGTTTGGGTAGTAAAGCTTTCAGGTACTACCAAAGTATCTACAGGAATCAACTCAATGCCTGTACCTACACCTTGAACATAATACTGCCCTGATAGATAGCTGGTTGGAATCACGTCACCATCAAACTCGACTTTTAATCCATTAGTGAATACTACACCGTTTGTGGAAGTGAAATTTTTCTTTCCTAATATTTCAGTATTAACATTTAAAGTATTGAGAGCGTTGCTTTCAATTAATCGTATCACACCTACTTTGTTTGCGTTTACGCTATCTTGATAATAAAGTGTATCTAGCGGTGCTGAGATGTAAGGAATCAGTTGGACATAACCATAATCATTTTTAAAGAAATTCTGACCTATATAAGCAGTTCCAAATTGAGGAGTAATTTTTTGTTCTGATGGAATAAGACCGTTTATTGCAGGGGTAAGTTTTAATACAGGATCATCAATATCACCTACGTATGTGATTGTAAAGAAATAATCATTTACGTTTACATAAAAACCTTCCTCATACAATCCTTCATTGACTCGTACTATCATGTTACCGGTTGCTGCCGCGCTAGGAACATATGTTGGTCCATCTAGTGTTTGGCTGATAGTGATAGTGTTATTGAGTGAGTCGATTGTCTTTATGTAATATATTACAGGTTGATAACGTCTTACTTTACCAGTACCAGCTAAGGGCCCAGTTGATGTAAATATTTTTCCATCAGATAGATCGTATACATCAATATTTGTATTCGGTACAGTTTGAGAAACGCTTACATAATATGTATCTTTACCAGTGAGTCCACTTGTTTCTGCATCATAACCTGTAATTGTAGTTCCTGAAGCAATTCCAGGACCTGTTATTGTCATACCAATATTAAATGCACCCGATATAACAGTTTCTACTGTCAATAGGTTACCGTTTATTTCACCATTTAATGTTGCGTTTGAAAGTACCCCTGCAGTTATCCAGTTAGTATTACCTAATTCTGTAATCCAATACATCAAACCTGCTGTCATCGATGATGAGGGAATTTCAGCAAACTGAAAAGGTGAGTATGATGCTAGACCGCCGAAACTTGCGCCACTGAAAGTTATACTTCCACCTATTGACAGGTTCGCCACATTTGATAATGCGATGTTTCCGGAACTGCTTATAGATGTTGCTGTTTTAGTGATTGGTGCTACTAGATTACCATAGTTAGTATCGTATGTTCCTTCGGCAAAGAAGTTGGATACGTATCCTATTTCATTTGTAAAATCTGAAGGTTCATTTTCGGGATTATAGAACATGACTGTTCTACCGTTTAATGATGTTACTCCATCAATATTATTGATGTCAGATAATTTTGCACCATTAATTTGAGAAAAAGGAATAGTGCTAACAACGTCTACTAGATTGTTACCTGGAAAATTATATTCGTTTTGTGCATCCTTAAATGGCACATAGAATGTGACTATACCTTTATCTTCCCCGTTATTTTCTACGCCATAAATGATTCTTGTATTGACGTTCGGTTGACTTGGATCATATCCTGTTACGCCGGGCTTTCCTTGTATCCAAAAATTTGTATCTTGATCTACATAAAAATTATAGGTGCCGCCACGAATTAATGTTATTGTAGGATTATCCGCGCCGGCACCCGCACCGATTGCTCTAATATTATACGTGTTTGGTAAACTTTGTACGACATATTCATTATTTAAAAAGACAGTATCGCTAGCAACGATTACAGCAGGTGGTCCTTCTGGTAGCCAGTAATACTGGTTATAATTGATAATCATATCTAGGTTAGTAAAACTATCCCAGCTATAAAATTGACTATCAAATAGCTTACTGTTATCTGTGGTTATTCCGCCCTGCAATTTTAATGCGTCTAATATTCCTGGATAACTTATAAAATCTTTTGCAACAGATTCATTGTTTTTTAGAAATGTAACACCTGGTTCTAATTGATAATCAGTTCTAATTTTAGTAGGTTCTGTTACATAAAAATCTTTAGCGTTGACGCCATAACCAAATTTACTTCCTACATATCCTTGAATTTTTTTAGTTAGAGGGGGATTGACAAGTTGATCCAGTGTAGCCCCAAGAAATTGGCTATTTGTAGGAGTCTGAAAAATGCTCGGTAAAAATTCTAAAGTACGTATTCTAGTCATTTTATGCTATTTGTAATTCGTTAGGTGTTAGTGCAGGGATCACTAAAATGTCATTTGCTGTAGCAGCATTAGCAAATATTTCAAACGGCGCACACTTGATCTCATATAATGTACCAAATGGCTCTGAAGGGTCGTTTGGAACAAGTACAGCCGAACTAATTAGATCACCTAATTGGTTATGCAAGTATGCACTTAATTCTGAGAAGAAGAAAGTATCCCCGAAATTCCAACTATTAATATCAAAATATGTGTTCATGCTTGTTAATACCGCGCTACGGATTTCACTATCACTTGCTGTTGTTGTATTGTTTTTAATAACTTTAATTGTGCCGCGCAATGCTTGTGCTGCTTTTGGTCCAAATAAAGGTTTAAACACTACACTATTTAGAACCACAGAATCACTCAACATTTTGTAATCATTAACCTTGCTATAACTTGCTGATAATTCAGATATAGTAGGTCTAGGTGGTTCAGGTACTGTATTTGTAGTGTCTTGTATATAATTCTGATATGCTGTGTAATATGCCTGCGTCACAACATACAAATCAATAATATTAGTAGTAGCCGGGTCGATACGTGTAGTATTATTGCTATTATGTCTATACTGGAAACTAAATCCTTGTCTGCCATACTTGATTGAGTATTCAGGTTGTGGTACTAACACATAGAAAGGTGTTCTAACTGTAGTATCTTGCACCGTCTTGAAGAAAATATTATCGCTGTAAGCATAGAATAATTGTCCTACTGGATAATCATATTTTATAACTTCAATTTGATCTTCGGTAGCGTATTGATAGATTATATCAGTTGATGGAACTATTTCTTGGCGAGTAAGGTTAGCTGCATCTTGAACTGTTCTAAAGAATACATATTTTCCTATATTGCTACTGCCAGTTTCTACGCCTGTTAATGAATAGAAGAAATCTGGATTTAAAATAAGTTGGCTATTATTAGTATCCGTCGCGCTCACTTCAACTTCAAAATCATTTACATATCCATCACTTTCAACAGTTTGACCTAATATATTAACTTTATAGTCACGACCTAAAGCACTAGTAGAACTAGGAGCTGTATTGATTCCTAACACATTAATGAAATCTTGTAATATCTTGCCAGTAAAAGGATCATATACAACTTGATTTAAATTATAAGTAAATCTTGTATCACTCACGCTACCAAAATAATAACGTAATGAGCGAACTAATATTTGATATCTACGATTACCTAAGCTTGTGAATTGAACAAACCAATTTGCATCATTATGTGGTCGTATAGTCCATCTATCTTGATTTACTAACAACGAATTATTAAATACCAAAGTAAAATCTTGCTCTAATTCCATTTTAATAATAGCTTCTTGAATATTAGAGATGCTTATAGAATTATCAAACACAGGTATTATTTGTGTGAGCAAACAACCACTAGGCACAAATCCATTTAATGTGACAGGTCCTGTTCCGTTACTGAAATTGCCTTCACCATTATTAGATCCATCACCTATGACGTTTAACACTGTAGTCCATAATGTAGTAGGGTTAGTTCCAGGTAATCCTAATACTAATCTATTATTAACATCAAAATAATAACCAGTCGGCGCAGTAAATTGTAGCATAGCACCTTTAGTGATATACTTTGTATTAGTCGTTGAGAAGATACCTATCTGTGTAGGGATTCTAATAGTTAGATCAACATTATAAAAATATCCATTTTCACTATTAGCATCTACAGTGCTTGTTTGCCAATATACTGCTGAAGATCCTGTAGATGGTAATGTAAATCTTTTATACCAGCTGCCTACATTTATACTTGATTCATTAATATAATATTGGTTAGCACGATTCAATGCTAATGCGCCTGCCAAAGTATCTGTAAAGAAATTGATTACATCACTATTATTATTGACGGTTAAATCTAAAACAATATTATCATCATTTTCCCATATTGCTCCGTCATCACCGAAACTATTGATGCTGCTATACTTACCTGTCGGGTCTAGCAAATCTAAATTTTTACTTACTCCGATGCTGCTACGATTTATTGATTTAGATTTTATAATTGAACTGTATAGTGTGTATGGGAAGTTATTGTAATCTTCACCATTAACCATACGATTTTGTGTATAGTAACGTGTGGGTGCGCGTTGCTTGATGCTTGGCAAACTCTCGCGTGCCTGTGCGTTACTTACAGGTTGTGTTAATTGTAATCCTAACGTTAATGTTTCGGCACGTCCTTCTCTTGTGATGTAAGTAAAGGCTACAGTTACACCTTGCATCTCGTTTGGATCAATTGTATAAGTTAATCCATTGCTTGCGCGAACATAGGCTCTAAATGTTCCTACTGGAATATTGCTGAATACACCATCACCAAAATTATAAGTGACTTGATCGTTAAATCTTGAACTTACACTAAAAATACTTTTGCGTGAAGTTTCTGTTTGCAAATAAGCATCGGCATAAACATTATCAACTTGATTCCATAAAATGCGTGTGTTATTATTAGTGTTAAGTTGGTATAGCCAAGTGTCTGTATTATTAATTCCTTGTATATTAACTGGTACTGCCTGGTTAGCAATTTGTTGTTCTAGAACAAAGTCATAATTATTAAGTGAACCTTGTTTAAAATAGAAGAAATATCCTGTGTTAGCACTACCGAATCCTAGCTTATCATTTCTGTACAGCATATTGAATCTGCCGGTAGGGGCAGGAGGCAATTCATATAGTGCATCACTATCTACGCTGGATACACTTACTAATTCAAAATTCATGCTAATGCCATCAACTGATGTGCTAAAGGGCACGATCGGCAGACTGTTAGCAGGTATCTGTAACGCATATTCTGCTGTTGCTACTCCTAATAAGTCGCTTACATTTCCTGGGCGACCTATACGCTGACTGCTTATCAATGCTGCGTTGATGATCGTGTTGTATTGTTCAAACCAATTTGGATTAGCAGGATCGTTCCATAATATGATAGCGTTGCTTAGATTGATACCGTTGAAATCTGTAATATTCTGTGTGGTTTGTATGCTTACAACCTTAAGCATTCCTTCAGCACATAAGTTACGTTTTGGGGTATAACTTACAAGATTGGCTAATTTGATAACGCTATCACGGCGTTCGGCTGTGTCTATAAAGTTTTCACGGGCATTCAAGTCGTTTCTGAATGCTAGACCCTGACCCATGAATGCCATGACATCTAATAATGCAATGAATTCTGAGCTTTCTACATAATCATTATATGTTTCAGGGTAGTAGATGCGTAGGTAATCTATGAAACTTTTACGTAATGTTTCATAGTCATAACTGCGAAAATCGGCTTCACGGAAGGTTTGATAGATTGTTTTCCAATCGTTTATACCAAACAATGATGCCTGTCTAGAACTTGTAGCCATGATCAATCTCGTATTTTAATTATTTATCTAACCATAAAAACCGGTTTTTTAAGATCAGGCTGCGCTAGCACTATTAGTGTTGGCATCTAAAAAGATGCTTAATAACTCTGTTTGATTAAAGGGTACGATAGACAACTCTACTTCTAAAAGTATGCCGTTTTGTTGCGGATAAGCATTAACATAATTGACCATCAATCTAGGATCCTGACTTGCGATACGTCTTATTTCAGTCTCTAAAGCAAGTTGTGTGTCTTGTATGTTGGGATCAAATACATATCCCCAGATAGTAGTTCCATAATCGGGTTGTCCTACTTTTTCACCTTGACGTATGTTTAAAGCATTTATCAAGTCTTGTACGACCAATCTTTCATCAACTATACGATACTTTTTTCCTGCAATAATCGGATTAGTTATTGAACCTACGCCTCCCTGATAGCCAGGAGTCATGTTTGTGGATCTAGGCTTGTTTGCGTTTATTGTACTGAATCCAATATATTGTGGCATAAAAGTATTTATACGCCCCAAAATCCTTTACCGGCGCGTGTCTGCCCTCCGGTACCGTCTATCAATCCACCTTGACCTACTGTTTTTGCTGACGCTGGTTGTGTTCCTGCTGTCTGGCTTGTACTATTCTTATTTGTGTTTGTCGTATTTCTTATAGCGAATTGCGGGAATTCATTATATAAATTGTCCAATTGTTTCTTTACCGCATTGCGCTCTGCTGCTTTTGTTTCATATTTTGCTTTTAGGCTTGCTACTACACTTGATCCTTGCGGCAATGTGTTTTCAGCTAAACCGTATGCTGTGTAGGCTGCTATAAATTCGTCATTTTTCTTTTTATATTCTTCTTTAAGTTGTTTTTGTTTTACAATAAATTCTTTTCTTTCTTCAGTAGTCTTTTCAATTTTACCCGATGCTTGTTCGCTCACACCTATATAATTAGGTTCAGGTATTGCTGCATCGTTCATAGCATTCTTAAGTTCGGCTGCAATCGTTTTCCTATCTGGCACAGTATTGACTCCGGCGCTAGGTGATTTTAATCCTAATCCTGCAGCAGCAATTGAACCTAATGCATTTTGTAAAAGTGAAGCAGCCCCCGCAGGTAATTTACTTGTTGCCATATCGATCAAGCCATTAACTCCGGCTTGCTGTAATGATGCTAAACCATTCTGTGAAAATAAACCGTTTGCTATTTGTATGTTGTTTAAAGCATCTGTAGATAAATTTTTGAGTTGCGCTTGTAGGTCGGCAGTGCCGGGCAATGAGGGGAGATTGCCTTTACTAAAATCAGTAATGCTTGCTACTGATCCTAATGCGCCTGGCAAGTTATTCAGACCTGCTGCTAGAGATGACGCTGTAGTAGCTAACGACCCCGTGTTGGTTGCTGTAGCCAGATCTTTTAATGATTTTCCTGTAAAAGGATTTGATAGTAAGTCTGGCAATTCTGTTTGACCAGTCAGAACATCTGTTATTTCACTTCCATTACTAGGCAGGTTTGCTAAACTCATCAACGATTGCCCTATACTGCTAGTACCTTGAGGCAAGCGCGTTAAACCAGAAAGTTTTCCTTGCGCCTGCTGCGCTAGCTCATTAGCTGATGCGCCCAATGATGCGTCCGAGACTTGTAATGCTTTGATTTTTTGTGCCTCAAGTAAATCGTTTGGTACATTAGGTTTTAAATTTGAAATACTGTTTTTGATTGTTTCATAAGCATCAGCTTGCAACCCTCTACCTGTGCTTACTAAACCGCTTGTAGCAGGGTTTTTCGCCAAACTTTGAAGTGCTGTTCCTACACCATCTAAAGATCCTAAACCGCTTTCAGCAAGTTTGCCAGCATAGTTACCAGCTTCAATGTCTTTTTGTGTTTCACTTAAATCGCCAATTGGTTCTCTTTGTATGATGCTACCATTTACATCTCTATTACTTTTGATAGCACCTAAAACATTATCGATGCCATTATTTGCTGTGCTTAAAATCACGCCGTTAATTTCACTAGGTGCCTCTGCGCCAGTAATCAATCCTGCATTCTGAAGGCTAGTCTGTGCGACTTGTAAATTTTTTACCATAGCATTTGATTGCGCAGGTATATTTCTTACAAAACTATTATAATCTTTGGCTCCAGACTTGCCAGTAAAAATTGCAGGTGGCATGGCTTGTGAAATATTGGTACCTGATGCTAACAAACTTTGAACTAAACTACTTGAACCAGGCTTGATTATACCTGCGTTTTCTAACTGTTTAGGGGTAAGTGCATATTGTCCTATATATGTGTCTATGCTTTGTGGAGTCTCTACAGTCGTATATCCTTTAGTAGCGGCAGGAGCTAAATCACTTTGTGAAACATTTTGCGCTATAGTTCCAAGTGTTGCTTGCGTGGTTAAAGGTCCAATACTAGGACTCACTTCAGGAGTTTTAGTTGCTTTTATGATGTTAGCATTATCAACTATCATATTTTTTATCCACGACCTTTTAATGAACCTTTAGGCGATTGAGGTAATTTATTATTAGCTGAACCACTTGTTTGCACATTCACTCCTAATCCTGCCATGTCCCAAGGCGCATGTGCTGGAGCGCGACTTGTGATACTCTTAAGTTTGTTAGGAGCTGCCGTCCAACCTTTCGTATTATCAAATAACGTATCAGTATGCTGCGTTTGATCAATGACAGGTACTGTTTGCGGGTTAGTTGATGTTTTACCAGAATTTAAATTAACTCGACTACCATTCACAAAGGCTTTTGCACCGCTTGCCATGCTTATATCGCCTTGACTATACATGCTATATGGTCCATCGGCTTTTACAGTATGTGTTCCCATTGTGTATTGATTAAAGTTGGCTCCAGACCTTACCTTCATATCTTTTTTACTTTCGATCTGTATATTCTCAGCTTGTATATTTAAATTTTTAGTTGCTTGTATGTTTATGTTATTATCTGCGTGTAAGTTGATATCACCCTGTGTTCTTACATTAAAACTATTTGTAGAATATATGTCTACCGTTCCTTCTTTACCTAGCTCAACATAACTTTGCCCATTGGCATGTAATATCATCAAAGTTTGGCCGCTATCGCTCATCATGATTTGGTGACCTAAAGAAGAGCGTATGCGTATTAAATTATCCTTCCCTGCAATGTCGCCGTCGTCCATGACTAAGGTATGTCCACCCCTTCTAGCAACAACTTTTAATTGTTTATTTTTTTCTTGTAAATTATCTACAACAGTCTCGTCGTTGTAACCACCTTCATATATTGGTCTGCCGGGAGTGCTTATACCAAAACCTACTCTACTGATATTCTCGCGCTGTGCGCTGCTGGAGATCGGCCCACGTATAGGATCACGAATAACACCCTGTTGCCACATCGTGCTTGCTATAAAACTTTGTACGGGCTTAGCCGCTGTCAAATATTTTGTTGTTTTTGTAAAGTCAGGGTTGTTTGAGTTTATGTTAGTAGTAGGTAATATAGGTGCATCACCGTATTTCTTTGCTTCAGCCTGATTAGGAACAATAGCATTCGTTGCACCTATAGCAGGAACCATCTGTAGTGCATCAGCTTCAGGAATGCAACCAATATAAAATCCACTATCTAATTGACCGTCAGCAAATATACATAACACTTGCGTTCCCACATCAGGTGGGCTGAACCACATTCCATAACTACTTGAATTTCCTTTGTATGTACCTTCGCCGGACTCGGGGCTTGAAGGTCTAGTAAGTCCATAGAAAGGACTTAAAAATTGAACTTTGCGCCAGTTGCGATAATCTTCAGGATCAGTGCCGCTATTATCAAGCAAATATACTTCTAGCGTACCCATTCTTTTTGGATCGCTATTATTTTTCACTATACCTATAACAGGAGCGATTCTGGGATTCGCGCCACCACTAAATGGACTGCTGCGTTTTGTAGGACCTTTTGGTTTTTGAACGTCTTGTGCCATTAATATCTCCTATTAGGGTCCTGTAAATCTTCCTGTTCTTATCGCTTCAATTTCATCTGGCATATAGCCTAGATTAAACAATTCGGCATCGCTCAAACTATTTAAATCTTTTGGTTCTCTACCTTGTTGTTCAGGTTGTGTATTATTAGGTATATTATTGCTTGCTGTTTTATCATCGTTATCCACTTGCCCGTTAGGAGTATTAATAGTTTCCTGACTGCTTTGTTGGGATGGTGCAGGTTGTACAGCAGGCGATCCTTCTTGTGCAGCTTTAGCAGGTTTGCTGCCAGGAAATGTAGGGCCTATCAAATTTAGTGTTTGTTCAAATCTACCACCTTGAAATATGCTATCAACCTCAGTAAGTATATAAACTATATTATCTTTTGCGATAGCTTTAACATCGTCTGGATATTCAATAAACAAAATATTTTGATTTATATTTTGCAAACCTGTTTTATCTTTATAGTCTTTGCCTTCTTTAAAAGAAACTTCAACAAAAACTTGTCCGCCTTGTGCATTAATAGTAAATCCATCTGTATCATAAAATTGATCGTACAAAGAATTGATAGATGTCGCTGCATCTCTAATAAGGAAATCGGGGTCTCCTAAGATTTTCATACGTCCAGAATAGTATGCTCCTAAATCATTTAGATAAGTCAATACACTATTTTGCGCTTCTAATCCTACACCTAAAGATGATGTTCTATCCCCATTATTTCTGACGCCGGTCGCGATGGGCATCACGCCGCCGCCTGTCGCTGTACCGGCTGGATTGTCTCCTCCGCCGCCATCTGAACGCAATCCTGTATTACCCGCACTACCAGTACCATTTGATCCACCTGTACCCGGTCCAGAATTATTTGCAGGATTTTCTGATTCTCTACCACCTGCGCTTGTCTGTCCGCCGCTACCTGCCGCTTCAACTGATGGTCCTAATCCTAACACACTATTAAAATATAGATAGTTAAAATTAAAATCCATATCTAAAATTTCAGTGTTCTGCCCTGTAAACCAATATTGATATCGTTTATGCGGGCCATAATATTTTTTGCCTGCTATACCATATGGTGTTTCTATGCTTGGTATATCATACATTTGAATTATATAATTCATTTTGTATGTCCAATCGCCTATAATAGGATCCCAATTTGCTTCTGTTATTTCTGGCTTTATGTTTACCCAACGTATAGGCGCAGGTTCTTTCTGTGTTTGTTCATAATTTTTCTTTTCTGGATCAGGTTCTTGCGCATTAACAAATATAGTTTTTAATGCCTTCTCCATCAATGTGCTTCTTTTTATAATTGTTTCAATTGCTGAAATTATAGTAGTGTCTTGGTTAAATTGAAACTCTCTTTCTGTAGGTTCGGCAGTTTTATAATTTTGTCCGTCTGTAGATTCTGCTGTAGTTGTGGCTGTAGTAGATCCCCAGCGGTATTTTTTAAGGTCGGCATCAGATACTAATGGAGCTTCTTTAACTAATGTCTCAGCATCCCCTAAATAAGTTACTGTAAATTCATTGGCAAATTTTTGACTAGGTGGGTTCAATGTAGTTTTATCTTTTTCTATCTTATTAAGATTTTTAAATAATCCTAATTCGCCCATCAATGCATCGTGAACTGTTTTACCTTTAACTTTATTTCCTTGCGGCATTCTTCCACGTTTAACACCCAATAATGCCTGTCCATTAATACTTACGGCTCTACATTGATACTGAACTGCTCTGCCGTTAATTTGAAACTTCATCTCACTAATCTGTATATCATAAAAGTTTTCAAATAACGCATCGCCACCTACTGGGTCAATAGCATTTCCATAACGCGCATCTGAACCTTTCACTAATCTACCATCTTGATCGTAACCATAAAAACGAATGCCTAATACGAAAAACTGTCTAAATGCATTAAACAATTTTTGATAGTCTGGTGTGCTACTATAAGCTTTAAGTGCCTCACTCGCTCGTTTTAAATCACTTAAGAAACTAAAACCATATGGTTCAGTGATAGTAAAAGACAACTCTGATACAGCGGTTGCCGATGTTCCAGTAGATTTGGTGCTAGTTAATGTTTTAAATCTTAAATTATCAATGAAATAATCTACAGGTTCATTTTGACTTGAAGGAGGCATTCTTTGGCTATTTTGAGCATTGATACCACCGCTTTGTGCGATAATAAAAGCTCCGCCTGTGGGAGGCTTAGAGCCTTGACCTACAGGAGTAGCGCGACTTAATGCATCTATCTTTGTTCTACCCGATGCAACGAACGCCTTGTATGCGTCAGGTGTTATCATATAAAGTGAAATGTTGTATGTATAGCTAGCCATTTTACTTAATGGGTTATACAACCTACGACCTGGTTTGCCTGCTGTTGGTTTTGGTTTTGGTTCTGATACTCTTTTACCTGTAACAACTACCTCTTCTAAATCATCCTTGCTTGATGAAATTCCTACTTCTGGTACGCCGTCAGCACCTATAGTTGCCTGTTGTCCAGGATCATTAGGACCAAATCCATCTACTGCATTAGTCTTGTTAGGATTGCTATCGTCATCAGCTTGTCCTGTCAATTGAGGTTTTTTTGCGGCAGCTGCAGGGTCTTGCGGATTGTCTGGAGCCTGTGCTGTGGGATTAGCCTCTGTTGCGGGTTCGGCAGGTTTAGTTTCAGCAGGAGACTCTTCCGCTGACCATTCTTTATATGACTTTTCAGTTTCGTTATTAATTTGCGGGATTGATGAAAATTTGGTACGCAAAAATTCTGATAACAACGATGATTGTTCAGGATTTAAACCAGGCACTCCTCCCGCACTACGTACTCTTTGCCAATATGCCACATCACCTGTAACTTTTTTGCCTGGCAAATCTAATGTTATAGTTGGTTTATTTGTTGCTGGGTCAATAGTACTATTAAGGTTTACTGTATATGTAGGAAACTCTGAATTAACATTCGGAGGTGTTTTGAGTACTACGCTTTGGTCTACTGTAACATAAGCCATATTATATACCTAATACTTGTCGTAGTGTCTCTAATTTAGGTATGTATATTTGAACTCCAGCAACAAAATCAAAATATGGATCAAAGCCTAATCTATTAGGATTACGTGCAGCGAATACCCACCATAATCTTCCGTCGCTGTACAAGTCAAATGCTAGTAAGTCAGGACGATATTGATAAACTTCAGGTATAGTATATAGCACATCGCTTGAGAAACTTGGTATTGGTCTGTAGACCATGAAATCCAAATACTTCTGATTAAAAATTCCTGTATCCTTATAAGGACTTGTTGATGGATATAAATTATTCTGTGCCATTACCAGTGACCTGCTCCTTTTCTACCTTGTGCTCCGTAGCCTCTGATTAGATTGCCATTAGCATAATCCTTGAGACTAAAGACATTACTTGTTTCATAACGTGACATTATCGGTACGCAGCTTATTTGTAAATTAATTTTAGTTGGTACATAAGTCACATTTTGTTCATTTACGAATGAGCCAGGTTTAAAACCTGATTGTACCCAATTAGGTGCCGACAATGCGCCACCGGGCGTTAGATTTAATCCTACTGCATTTCCTATCGTGGCTATCCCTTGCGATAGTCTGCCTTGTATGTAATCTTGCGCTACCTGTCCCCAACCTTTTTTGATAACAGGTTTGTTTGGGATACTTGATTCTCTTTTTCCTGTAACTGTAACTTCTTCTAATCCATCTGATTCGGGGCTAGCACCTGCTCTTATATAATCAACATCTGCAGGTAGCACATAGTTAAAATTTTGTATCGCTAAAGGATGTGCATTAAATTGAAATTCTCCTAAACCATATAAGAAACACATAGGAGGAGGAGTGCCCGGTTTAGGATTTTGATCCTGACCGTAAAACATCTTAGTAGCACTTCTAAAGAAATGTATTACTGCTAGTAGATATCGTGCCTCTTGCGTATCTTGCGCTGTGAATTCACATCCAATAGATATGTTATCAACATAACTATTTTCATATTGATAATATCTATAATTGCTATGTGTTGGGTCTACTGGCTGATAATTTGCGCCATATGTTACTTGTATGCTAGGTGTATAAGGAAATATCACACCGTCCGTGTTGCGTAATGGTTCAAGCAAAGTATTGCTACTATCATTGTACAAATAAGTTGAACTCGGTGCTAATGCTAATCTTACTCGCCAATCTTTTCTTGCTTTAAAATTCGTTGATTCTCTTTCTGTTGCCTGATTTCTAGCATTGCTAGTCGCGCCCGTCGTACTGTTAGGTCTTCTAGCTGTGATAGTAACTTCTTCTAGGGGTTCTTCCTCTTCCTCAAAATTAAAATTTGGGGCATCGACGTTGATTGGACCAACACCTATCAAGCCAGGTTCATCGACTGTCAATGGCCCATCTTGAATTCTATTTCCTTGTACTGTGACTTCTTCTAATGGTTCTTCAACATTTTGATCAGAACCGGGTTGTATTTTAGTTTCATTTGCTCTTCTTGCCTGTACAGTAAATGTTTGCAGTGGATCACCCGGCTGTGTAGTTTCTATCGCTCCGGGCAATGACTCTATTGGTTTAGATGCATCTGCACCTTTACCTGCTGTACCCGGATCACCGGTACCTGAATTGTTCGTGCTTTCTGTTGATTGTTTAGTTGCTGCTTGTGCCTGCCTAAACGCTGTATTAACTTTTGATGCTAAAGGTGTTATACGCTGCTGAAGGCTTCTAAATTGACTCAACAGTGCTTTTGCTTGGTCGGCTTGTGCTTTACATCCTGCTCTAGTTGCTTGCTCAATAAACTGTGTTAGATATGAAACGATTAAATCAACTTGACCGGCATCAACGTTAAGGGCGTTTGCTATGCTGCTTAAAGAGCCTATGTCAGTAGGTAAGGCGCCGGAACCGCGAGATATGCTTTGATTTGCGCGATTAGCATAACCATTAAAATCTCCGCGTTGATCGTCTAATTCTTTTTGAAAGTCTGCGCAGGTTGCCATTGTTTTACGTCCATATTGCTAGTATAAATAGCATGTCTGTGTGTATTTATCGCCCTAAAAATCACCAATTTTTACTATAGGACTTGACATTCATCGTCGGGCGTTGTATCATTTTTACAACACTTTTATAAGAGGAACTATGTCTACAGCAAAGAAACCAGTAAACTACCTAAACAATAAAGATATTCTAAAAGAGATTCACGCAAGCAAGACCAGTTATTGCTGCTATAGCCGTCAAGAATATCATCAGTATGATCTAATCATCGACATGCCGCAAAGTTCATTAGAGAAGTCATTAGATCAACTATCAAGACCAAAAAACATCAAGGCTGCTAGAGAAGCAAGAGCAGCAAGAATTCTCAATACAACTGGGCAAGAAGTAAAACTAAAAGACATCCCAGTTACCGATCTAGTATTTCGTGTCATGACATGGGATCATATCCCAGTCAGCCCAAAACAACCACGCAAGGTCGTAAAGAAAAAGACTGCTAAAGACATCCTCGAGTTTGATGATGTTGAAGAAGAAAGTTTGTTTGAAGATTTAGAAATTCCAGAAACAAAAGACGAAGTAGATGACATGGTTCATGTCAAGGTCAACTTTCCCCCATTTCAACATTACAAGCTTGATGACAACAACAGCGCAGTTTGCGTAGGTAAAAGCCACTGGAAGGGCGGTGTCAAGACTGGCGAGTTCAGCAAGGATCATGGTAAGATCACTGATAAACTAGCACGTATGTTCATCATGCTTTGCGAAAAGTATGCCATGAAATTCAACTGGCGTGGTTATACTTACAATGATGAAATGCGTAACAGTGCCATTCTTCAATTGACATATGTTGGATTACGTTTCAATGAAGCCAAGAGTGCTAACCCATTCGCATACTATACAGCAGCAATTACAAATAGTTTCTGCCGTGTATTGAATACTGAAAAGCGTAATCAAAATATTCGTGATGATATTTTAGAAATGAATGGATTGAACCCAAGTTTCACTCGTCAGATGGCTGGAACAAAGTTCAACCAGTATGAAGAAT